TCCACAGACAAAGTCTGGGATGGGCGGCGCTGGCGCGCACGCGTATAATTTTTATAGAAATAATTATATACCACTCAAGAAAGAGTGGCGGTTAGTCTACGATTTAGAAACCGCAACCGATTTTGGACCTTGGTCCGTCGGTAGAAGGCTATTAACAGCCTTAATGGAAGAACTAATGCTTCCTACAGCTTATATGAATAAGCTTATCGAACTATGTTTTAGTTCAAGGCAAATAAACTCCAAATATGGAGATTCATTTGATACCACCCGCGGGTGGCCAATGGGAGAACAGATGACAAAACCTATTCTCACATTCATTCAACTTTTAGTTGAAATGGCGACAAACTCTACAGGGTTTGTCCAATCCTCCTATGTAGGAGATGATGGTTTGGTGATATACCAGACCAAGGACGAATGTCAAAGACACGTCAAAAACATGCAGCGGTTAGGATTAAAAATATCCGAAATCGATACCTGGATAGGTATGAATATTCCTGCATTTTACTGTGAAAAGATATTAGATTATCCTTCACCTGCCTTATCACAAATGGATAAGAGAGACCCAGAAAATTACTGGGAATGTAAATCGCTTGTTTTACAAGCAGAAGAGAGTGGTAAAGTACTCCCTTTCGTTGATATGTTAGCCACCAGGCTAATAAACAACGTCTCGCCAGAAAGAGCGAGGCATTCCGGACAAAATACCGGAAAGGTTGAGATGTTGGCAAACCAACAACGTTTCAATGATCCTATGAGTGTTTTACTCATGGAAGTCATTGCGCCTTATTTACAAAGGACGCTACTGAGCAGGCAAAACCCAATAGATATCATTCCACTTAATTTAAGAGGAAGAGGACTATACCTAGGTAGAGCCGGACCTGAGTTCTTTAGAACCAGGGTACCGATAACATTAGCTATCGGAGCATATCTCGCCTTTGAGGCGTGGTATGGTGTCGTCAAATCACAATCAGACGATCAGCTTTCAAAAGGGGAAGCTAGTTTAATCGGAGAAGATTCTTCAATCTATCCAGATTTTAATCCATTCGAAGGAATAGAAGCAAGGACATTAAGTCCTGCCGAACATAAAATATTGTTCGTGTACGGAATGATTCGTGAAGGTTTTCATAAACCTCACGACCGTAGCCTTTCGACTAGGATACCGTTAGATCAGTTAATACTGCTCTATGATGAACTCATTGAAATTAATGAGCTTCACTACAAAGTACCAGAAGGTGAATCCTCCTGGGACTATGTGCCTCTCTTACAATTATGTAAAGAGTTCACCCAAGCCTATGATGAGGCAGGGTGGTACGCGGGGTTAGACGCTGACGACAACGAGGAGATAGTTGAAATCACGAGCGATGACGCCGGTGAACGTACTCTGAAAACAATAATGCTTTCAGTAAATCTTCCGTCTTATGACGAAGATATTATCTACGATAGAATAAGTAGAACTTCTCAATTTGAGAGAACCCGGGATTATAACCGGAGATTGCACTTTAA